ACGTGTCGTCGTCAAGGGCGATCCGATTGAGGTATTTCGAGGCCAAGGCAGTATCCCTCTAGAAGGTGTCGCTGAACACGTCCGACCAGTCCCCGAGGGGGGCGGTCGCGCCGGCCTGCGCCAGCCGGGTCGTCACACCGAGCTCGCTGCGGCCCGCGACCCCAAGCGCCCACACGTCATACACGTCGCCGGGGGAACAGTTGAACGACAGCGTCCACGTGTCCCCGGTGAACTGCTCCGAATAGCCCTCCACGAATACGTCCACCGTGCTCGCGGGCGCCTGCGACGGGAGGTTCGCGAGCCGGACCTTGGTGGAGATGTCCGCCCCCAGCAGGCTCGGGATCAGCGACGCGACCCGCGGGTCGTGAAGGTTCACGGTCACGGTCGGCACCCGGATGTGGGGCTGCCCGTAGGTGTTCACCCGCCAGCTTGCGGCGCTAGACAGCTCGTCCGCGCTGCCGGTGGGGATCTCAGCCGAGTCCCGGTACAGCCCGTACTCGTCGATGCTGGCCTGGTCGGTGAACCGGGCGCTGGCACCGTCGGGGCGGGAGACGGTCATGTCGTTGACCACACCGAAATCGTCGCCGGGGAACGCCAGGTCGGGGGCGATGTGCCCCTGCGCGACGTCGAGGATGATCGTGGGGGCCAGGTTGTAGCGGCGCGACCGGTTGTGGAACGTCAGCGTCCCCGACCGGGAGAAGAACAGCACCCCCGACTCGACCGACGCGGCCTGCCGGAGCGCCTCGATCGGCTGCTGCCCACTGGTGGACTGCGCCCCCATCGTCCCGTTCCCGACGTCGAACGCCCGGTCTGCCGATGGCAGGGCGATCCAGTCGGCGATCCGGCCGATCCGCTGGTCGGTCCGCTCCCCAGCAAGCCCCGTCAGACCAGCCTGCGCGTGGGCAGCGACCCGGGTGGCGGTGAGCGCGGCGGAGTGGGCCGCCACATGCGACAGGGTGCCGTTGAATAGCCGCCCCGCCTTCGGGTCCCCACCGATCGTCAGCCGCTGGTAGGTGCTGAGCGCGGTGACCGTGAACGTGGTCGAGTCCACCTGTGCGCCGTCCAGGTACAGCCGGGCAGTCACCGTGGACCCGGAGATCGACAGCGTCAACGCGCCATGATGCGTGCGGCCATCATCGACCCGTGCCAGGGACTCCAGATTGAAATAGTAGCCGCCATCCACCGCAGTCCACGCCGCACCGGACAGCTTCCCCCCCGCGGAGATCCGCAACTCCGCGGTCGCGCCGGCGGGGGCCTGCAGCATCCCCACGATCGCGATCGAGCTGACCGTCCCCTCCGCCCGGAAGAACCCCTCCAACGTCACCCCGCTGGCCCCACCTACCCCGGTCCGCAAGGTCGCATCCAGCAACTTCCCCCCAGTCGGCGACGCCGGGGTGAACAGCGGCGCCGACAGCTGATCGGTGCCCGGCCCGGTCCCGCTGCCGAACTCCAGCGTCCCCCCGCTGCCGACCTGCCGGATGATCGCGGACCCCTGCGGCTGGACGGTGATGCTGCCCGCCGAGGTCGCCTCCGCCGCCTCTGAGAGTGGATAGTAGGCGGACCCGTGCGTGGAGTCGGCGGCGACCGCGTCGCGGAGGACCTCCTCCTCCACCATGCTGCGGAGCTCACCAGGCTGCCCCAACCGCTTCGACCGGTCCGTCGCGGTGACCTGCACCCATGACTGCGCCGCGCCGGTGCCCTCCTCCCACGTGGTCGGCCACTCGTTCACATGCCCATCGAACCGGACATACGTCGTCGAGTTGTAGATGATCGACACGCGGATCCGGCGGCCATTCCGCACGTTCGGGTAGTAGGGCGAGGCGGGACGGTCACGGGTGAACCGGCCATCGGCGTTGTTCAGCAGCAAGCCCATCGTCCCCGGCTGCACATCCGAGAACTCGTCCGGGCGGCCCCGCTGGACACCGAGCGGATTGACCGCCGACGCGTAGGTAGAGATGTCAGTCCACGTTGGGGAGGGGGCCATCGGCTGGGAGGCGAAGGCCACTTCCACCTTGTGTTGCCACGCGAAATCCGCCACCTACGACAACCCCAGGCTCATACCACCCGTCCGCGCGTTCTTCTTCCGGAGCAGGCCGGTATGGATGTCATCGACCGCCACCCTGGGTGGGGATGCGCGCAACGCCTCGACCAGCGCTGCGGCGATCTTGCGGGCTAGCCGGTCCTCGTCCAGGCCGACCGGTTCGGCCCGGCCCGTCCCGTTGTAGCCAAGATGGCCAGGCAGGAGCATGCCACCACGGTCGAACCGTTCGATGCGGAGTTTGCCCGGGTCGCCACCGATCGCCACGCCAGCGCGTAGCAGTTCCTTGAGGTCGACCAAACCACCCTTGGCCATGTGGTAGATCTGCGGCATGGAGGAAACGCTGGTCGCGGCGCTGCCGACCTTGATCCCCGTGCGGGTGCTCTCGGCCTCGAATGGTAGGCCGCCGTACCGGCCGACCATGTGCCCGTGGCCTCGGTTCACGCCAATCTGGTAGATCCCGCCTGAGCCCGGCTTGAATCCGAGCGCGGTGAAGTTGGATTGGGTGGTGAAGTAGCGGTGGTATGGGTTGAGATGCTTGATCAGTGCGTAGACCGCGCCGGTCAGCCCTGAGCAGTCGTAGCCTCCCGGGCCGACACCACCCCAGATGTACGGCAATGCATCGGCGTGGCGGATGAACGCCTTGATCCCTGCACTGCCACCAAACAGCTTGCGGCCAAACGCCAGCATGCGGGTCCGTAGGGCTGGCAGCGCGGAAACCTCGTCGACCAGGCCACCACCGGCGAACCGCATGGCGTTCAGCCGCTTCATGTTCTCCACGCCGATGTTTTTGACTGCGGCGGCGTTGACGACGAACTCGCCGCTGGACAGCAGCGCGGGGATCCGATCGCCGGTCGGCCCACCCGGGCCGGTGATATAGCCGCCCTTGGCCTCACGACGTACACCACCACGCACGGTCGAGCGGAGCACCTGGCCGGGCAGTACCCCGGTCAGGGCGGCCAGCTCCTCGCGGATCCGCCGCGCGACCGGGCCGACCTTGTCCCGCCCTTCGATGTCGAGCTTGCGGCCGTGCATCTTGTCGAGCTGGGCCTGGGTGTTCTTGGAGGACTGCTTCAGCTTCACCAGGTCACCTTCAGCGACCTTCTTGCCCTCACGACCGAACCGCACCATCGCGTCGGCGACGTGGCCGGTGCCGCCGGTCAGCTTGTCGACCGCGTTGGCGGCGTATCCCAGGCCGATGATGAGGTTGTAGGTGGCCTTCATCAGCTCGACGGTCTGGATGCGGGTGTCGATCCACCACTTGACCAGGTTGGCGGCGAAGATCGCGACGTCGATGAGCTGGTCGCCGAGCTTCTGCCCCGAGGTGCGCAGGTCGTCGGTGGAGGTGGTGGCGGCATCGGCCGCCGGGAGGAACGAGTCCTTCAGCGCCGTTGCCAGGTACCCGATCGAGGTCTTGTTGTCGTCAAACCATTGCTTGAGTATTTTCAGCCCTGGGATGACCGTGTTCGTCATGAAGTCAGAGATGCCCTTCAATGCCGGCTCGGCGAGCGTGCTGATCGCGGTGAACAGTGCCGACACGGCCGGCTCGGCGAGGACCTTCATGCGGTTGGAGAACACCTTCCACTTCTCAGAGAAGTCGGCAGTGTCCGCCGCTGCGCCGCGGATGGTGTCCTTGCCACCCGCGATCGTCTTGATGAGCGCGTCAAGATCGAAGTGCCCCTCGCGGATCGCGGCGGCAAGGTCCGGGCCGGCGCGGGCACCGAAGGTCTTGAACGCAATCGAGTTGGCATCCGCAGCAGACGACGACTCCTTGATCCGCCGGATGGTCTCGATGAGCGCCTTCTGCGGATCCTTGTGCGCCAGCGCATAGTTCTTCAGCGCCATCTTCAGGCCAGGCAGGACCGTCTCAGTGACCACGCCGGCACGTTCGAACTCGCCGAACAGCGCGGTGGTCTGGTCGAGGTTGAATCCGAGCTGCCGCAGCGGCGAGCCGAACTGGACGACCTTCTCCATCAGGTCGGTCACGCCGATCCCAGTAGCCTGGGCAGCGCGGAACATCTCGTCTAGGGTGCTGGCCTGCTTCCGCGTTGGGATCGACCAGTCCCGGAACAGCCGCGTGGACGCGGCGATGTTCTCCCCGAGGTCGGTCTTGGTGATCCGGGAAAGCTCAAGCTCCTGCTCGGCGAGCCGTTGCAGGCCCTTGCCGGTCTGCCCGGTCCGCTGGTTCAGCTTCCCGACCGCCGTGGCCGCCGACTCGAAGTCGGTCGGGACGTCCTGGACGACCGCCTTGAAATCCTTCTTCAACCCGCCGAGCGATTTGCCGGTCTTCCCGGTCGTCACCCGGATCGTGTCATACGCCGAGTCGAACGACTCGCCGAGCTTGAACGCGCCGATGGCCAGCGCGCCAACACCGGCCGCAGCGGCAGCCGCGCCGGTGGCGATACCCACGCGAAGCCGGGCGCCGAACCGGCTCGAAGTCCGCTCCGCATCCCGGAACCCGCGATTCCACTTGTCGACCCCCGCGATCAGATCGAAGCGAATCGCCTGCGTCATTGCTCAGTCCTCAAGGAAAGCGCCCTGGTCGGCCGCACGGGGATTGCGTTGGGCGATCATCCACGCCGTGTAAGCGCGTAGCTTCTCGAATGTCAACTCGTCAAACTCGTCGCTGTCCAAGCCGTAGAACGCCATCAGCTGGGCGCGGTCGTGTCGGCGGGCCGCTTCGACCTTGATCCGGTCGGTGCGCTCTTTGCGGGCTCGGGCCCAGGCGAGCCACCTGGGCCGGTCGGAGGAGGGGGTTCCTCCCGGCTCAGGTCGAGCTCGCCGAACGGAGTCTCTTCGGCCTGCTCCCACGTGTAGGTGGGGTCGGTGCGACTTTTCAGGCACCAGATGATGAGGGATACCTGATCTTCGAACTCGTCTGAGCTCAGCAGCTCGTAGGGGTCGGGCGCGTCATCGCCGTGCAGTGCCTTGAACATGGCGCGGGCGCGGCGCATGTCCTTCGTATTGAGCAGGTTCGGGTTCGGCCGGAGCTTTCCGGTGGCCTGCGCGACCACAGCGGTCTCCTGGTCGGCCGTGATCTTGCCGTTGGCTTGGCTCATACCGCTCTCTCCAGCTTCGCTTTGACTCGGGCAACGACCTGCTCGACCGCCCTGCGTGCCTGGGCTTCATGCCGCTGCACGACCGCGTAGAACCGGGGGCGGGATCGCTGCTGCACCCACGTGTTGCGGTTGCCGTAGACGGGGTGCCGCCACGGCCGGCCCTCACCTTCCCAGGCGTGGGGTAGCCCCTTCATCCGATCCGGCATCCGTCGACCATCCACGCGGATTCGAGCCCCAGCGAAGCGGCCGGCCAGCCGCACCTCGACTCTGGTGGCCTTGGCGAGCAACGCCCGCAGGTCCGCACGGCTGCGGGAATCCCGGCTCATCGAGTCATGCCCCATCGACGAGGCGGCAAGGTAGGCGGCACGGACCTCGGGGACGATCGGGCGGAGCACATCCCGCAGCCCCGAAGTGAGGTCCTTGCGGATCTGCTTCCCTTCGGCGAGCTGGCGGAGTTCCTTATTCAGCTTCTTGAGATCACCGCTGTCTTTGATCTCGAACTGGGCCATTAGTCCCCCGAAGGCTGGGCTGGTCGGCAACCGCCTGTTATCCTCTCGTTATCTCCTGCTATTGCCTATTGCTGCCCGCTGGTGCAAGAATGTGGCTATCGAAGCTCACACATCGAGAGGATCCACAGTGGCCACTCAGACCCCGCAGACCCCCGGATGGGGCCTGCCCGCCCCGCAGCCGCCGAAGCAGAAGCGGCAGTTCACCGTCACCAAGATCGCCATTGGCGTCGCCGCCGGAATCGGCCTGTTCCTCGTCGGCGTGTTCGTGCTGATTGCCATCGCCATCGGCAGCAACACGACCGGCACCGGCACCACGCTGGCACCCGCAGCGACCGAGGGGCCGGCCAGCCCCTCCAACGACACCGGCGTCACCGACGTGACCGAGTCGCCCACATCGGCCTATGACACGCCAACCAAGAGCGACTTCCGGCTGACCCTCAAGGTCAAGAGCAAGGAAAACTTCGGCGAAGCCGGCTCCAACATCGTCGTTGCGCCCCGGCTCTCCACCAGCGCCAACCTCGACCCGGACAAGACCTACGAGATCACCTACCAGATCACCGGCGGCGAAGACGGCACCGACGTCGAGACGGTCGAGGCGACCGGCGGCAACTACACCTACGACGAGGTGATCATCTCCACCGCCCACACCTGGGACACGCTGCACGCCAAGATCCTCAGCGTCGAGGAGACGAGCAACTGATGGCCCGCAATGTGCAGATCGAACTGCATCTCGATGCGGAACCCATGCGGCGCAAGATCCAGGAGGTACAGCAAGCGATGCCAGAACTGCTCACCCTCGAGGAGGCGGCCCGCTACCTGCGCCAACCCGTCAAGACCCTACGGAACTGGCGCTCCGAAGGTCGCGGCCCGGCCTCGATGAAGCTCGGCCGGCGGGTCCTCTACGACAAGACCGACCTCGACGCCTGGGTCGAACGGCAGAAGCGAAACGGCGCACCATGACCGGCAATCTGACGGCAGTCGAGCAGGCCGTGTGGGCTGAGTGGGGCTCCCTGCCTGACGATGAACCCGCCCCAGTCAAACGCATCGCCGCTCGCCTCAACATGGCGTCCGCCGATGTCGCCTTCATCGTCTACCCCGCCGAGACCTTCGGACGATGGGAAGACAATCAGGAACCAGACCTCGAACAGTAACTATGCCACCATCCGCCATGCTGGCCCTACCCGGTGACGGGCGGGCCAGCGGGCTTTCTTGCTGGAGTTGCAGCTCGCGCAGGCTGGCCGCAGATTCGCCAAGCAGTGCGCGCCGCCCTTGCGCAATGGCTTCACATGGTCAACCGTCTCGGGTTCACCACCACACAGCCAGCAGTGATTGCCCCAGTAGGCGAACTTCGCCGCCAGCAACTCTGGCGTGATCGATCCGATGGCGTAGGACTTGAGGAGTGCCTTGCGTCGGCGGCGCCGTGCCCGACCCTTTTCAGCATGGGCCTTTTCGTAAACCCTAGCTGCCGCCTTCAAGTCTTCCTTGTTCGCCTTGTAGTAGCGCTGGTTCCGCTCCCGCGATACATGTGGGTTCTCTAGATGGAACTGCTGCTTGCGGGCTCGATACCGTTCGCGGTTCTCCGCCTGCCAGCGCTTTGCCTGCTCCTTGAAGTACTCGGGATTCTCGGCATAGCGGCGTTGCTGGCGCGCCTGCTCATAGTGCGGCCTGCATAAACCATTCGCGCAATGAGGCTCCGGGCAGCCTGCGACTTCGCAACCGATGCGTCCGTGGATTCGTCTCGGCCCGCCACCAAGTGGGTCACCCCACTTCCAATACCGCTGGCAATGAGCACTGCACCAACCATGCTTCTTGATGGCGACCGGATCATCACAGTCGGGGATCGAGCAGGTAGCCTGTCCCATGTCGGCACCGTCCTTCGCTGTAGGTGCTGGCCAGGCGCCCGAGCGGTTGCACGCTGCGGGCGCCGCTTGTTCTGAGATTCTACCTTCCGACCGCGACAGTCCGGATTGTACTATACGGGGATAATAAGGTCCTCGGCCGGAACGCGAGTCACAGCGAATGTGACCTGCACCTGCGCGGGATCCTCGAGCGCGCGGAGCTTCGGGACAGACGTGACAGTACTCGGAAACACGTCCATCCGGCCAGTCGTCGCGACATCGCCCCCATCCATCACAACGAGAAAGCCAGTCGTATCCCTCGGAAGTACCGACCGCGCGTCGGTGAACCCCGTGGAGCTGGCGTAGAAGGAAATGGACGAGTCGTCCGCGTTGATCCGCCCCGCGATCTTGGGCACGAATCTCGTACCAAGATCGGGCGTAGGGATCGTGTCAGAGGCGACCTGCCAGCCGCTCAGCTCGGCGATCTCGCCGGAGAGGTCTGTTCCGCTATTGATCTCGAGGCGGGTGGGGGCGGTGTAGAGGACGATCGTGCGGACCCAGTACACCTTGGTCGTGCCCGGCCTGAAGAACCGGACGGATGGGGTTATTGCGGTGGGTGGCACGATCGCCTCCTACTCGAACGGGATGGACAATCACGTTGTGATGCGCAAAGTGAACTTTCCGCCATAATACCCGAGCGCGCCGACCTCATCGGCGGTGAGCGGGTCGAACGACAGGACCTGGCATTGGCCGACGACTCCGCCGAGGGTTGGGTCGGCGGCGATTGTCTTGGGGATCGAGGTGGCCGAGTCGGGGTCGGCGTAGTCGGCGAGCTGGAGCTGGCCGACCCGGTCGACGGCGGAGGAGACGAGGACGTGGACGACCGGCTGGAGGATCGGTCTCCGGTCGCCGTAGCCGACCTGATAGGAGGCGACGGGAGGGCACATGATGATCGCGATGGGGGGGTTGATCTGGTCGGCCTGGTAGCCGAGCACCCGCAGGCCCGGGATGGTGAGCAGCCGGGTTTCGATCGCGGTGATGACCTGTCGGATGGTGGGGGCTGCCATCAGGGGCTAAGCTCCTTACATGGGTGAGCTGCAGCTTGATGATCAGGGGCGGACCGCTGAGGACGCGCCCTGCATCTGCGCGCACGGTGAGTACAAGGGCGATGTGGCCTCGATCCCCGGCACCTATGCCGAATGCGATCCGCACTGTGGCAAGTGCTACTGGATCCGCCAGGACTTTCTCTCGACGAGCTAGGCCACGGGGACCGGCATGATCCGGTAGTCGGCGATGAGCCGCTGGTACTTGGGGTTGTCGCGGACGCGGATGATGCCGAGGTCGGCCATCCCGACGGCGCCGAACGGGGCGGAGTTGAGCTTGAAGATTTCCGCGGCGGCGAGCCGGGTGGCGCGGCGGATCCGGTCGGGCACGGCCGACGGCCATCCCCAGGTCCCGTTGAGCTGGACGAGATCACTGCGGCTCAGACGTCCCTGCCAAGCGCAGGGGAACGTCTGCGTGCCGATGGCTTTGATCCGTCGGTACGGGCGGGGTTCTGGGCCGGCGTTCACGTTGGGGGTGCCGTCGGCGCAGAGCAGCTGGTAGTCCGTGGTGGCCCAGGTGGTTTCGAAGGTGCCGTCACCGCTTGAGTCGGTTTTCAGGGTGGTGACGGAGATGAGGTCCATGTAGGGGCCGAGCCGCACGCACCACGGGTCGGTCGGGGTCAGCGTTCTGGTTTCGGTGATCTTGTAGAAGTGGCGCTGGCAGTCCCCGTCTACGGTGCGGCTGGCGGTGAGGATGGCGTCGTCGAGGTCGTCGTCGTCGACGGTGTCGGTTTGGGGGATCCCTAGGCCGGCTTTGAGTTCGGGCCGGGTGGTGTAGACGTTGGTGGTAGCGAGCGGGATGACCTGGAACTGGCCGTCTTCGGCATCGTTGACTGTGCCGGTGGCGACAAATCGGTACAGCCAGAGTCCCGCCTTGGTGACGGCCACGTTGGCGGTGTAGGTGATCTGCGTGCCGCTGCCGCCCTGGGTGGTGCTCGGGGTCGAGGTGACCCCGTCGGGGTCGGTGACCGTGAGGACCACGGTGGCGACCGCGTTGATCGTGTAGACCAGCGGGACCGCGTCGCCGATGTTGTAGCTCACCCGAGGGTCACCTCTCCATCTGTATCCAGGACCTGGACGGTCCCGCTGGTGCCGCCAGCGTTTGCTTGGCCGCTCGGCTGTCCGGCGCTGGCAGTCCCGCTTGTGGTGCCTGCGATGGCGGTGCCGATTGCGTTCAGAGCGGTGGCGGTGCCGTGGCCGGGGGCGAACTCCGGCGGCGCGACGAACGGCCACGGCGGGTCGAACCGTTGCCCCACCACCCGTGGAACCAGCGGTGGGCGACGGCGGGCGGCGATCCAGCCTGGTCGCCAGATCCCCGGCGCGACCGGTCCGACAAACGGCGGCGGGCTGATGATCCGGCCGCGGCGCGGCGGGACGCCGGGGATGCGTCGCCGTGCGCAGACGAACCGTGGCGGCGGCCCCGACGGTGCCGGGGGGACCGTGAAGAACCTGCCCCGCCGCGACCATCCGGGTGTTGGCCGGTGGGCTTGCAGGAGCCGTGGGATGAACGCGGGCGGTACTGGTGGGATGAACGGCCATGGCGGGTCGAACCGTTGCCCGCGTGGCGGCGGTGGTAGCCACCTGACGTGACGGCCGACGTTTTGGACGGTCCACGGGCTCGGCGCCGGCGATGGGACTGCCGGGGGGGCGTCCCATCGGTGGCCGCGCCGTGGCGGTGCGTAGCGGGGCCGCTGACGGGCGCTCAGCCACGTCGGCACCCACGGAGGCGGGAGCGGCGCGACGAACGGCCACGGGGGACTCCACGACTGCCCACGGCGCAGCGCGGATGCCGGCTGAGGTCGGCTGGCCTGCCGTTCCCATGAGGGCACCCACGGTGGTGACGGTGGTGCGATCAGCGGCCAGGGCGGATCGAAGCGTTGGCCGCGACGGACCGCTGCTGCTGGCTGCCGTTGTCCCACCTGCCGCTGCCATTCCGGCGGCTGGGCCGGTGCGGCGGGTGCGGCGGACGGCCACGGTGGGTCCCAGCGCTGGCCCTGACGGTAGGACGCGCCACGCCAGCGCCGGTGTGCCATGGCCTACCTCAGCTACTCCTCAACTTCTATGAACAGGTCGAACACATGCGCGGTGGGCATGGCACCGCTGCGGTTAAGGAACGCGAACCCGTCGGTGGTCAGCTTCGCAACCTCGATCTCCTCGAGGAACTCTGCGGGGATGTCCACGCCGGATTTGGCGTTGAAGGGGATCTGCAACGTGTCCGGTGTCTGCAACGTTGGCGGCGTCGCGAAGGTGGTGCTCAGGGTGGTCCGGGCGGTCCCAAACCGGGTCATGTTTGGGTTCAGTGTGACCGCGCCACCTGCGGTGGTACCGGCGTTGGTGCAGCGGGCGATGCCCAGCCGGCACTGGAAGTCAGTCACCGCAGTCGCGGCGGTGGTGTTGCGGACACCGACGATGACCCGGCGGAGCAGCCCACCGGAGGTGGCCGATCCCTGCCACCACGCGAATCCGGCATCGGCGGCCAGTGCAGCACCCGAGGTGAGCACGCCTGTGTACCTTGCCATCCCGTTTCCTTTCTTCTACCAGCGTCCGCTGTACTGGCTGACGATTGGTGGTGGCGTCTGACCAGCACGCCGATAGAGCAGCAGGGTGAGCAGGTCGGTAAGGTCGCCGAGCCGC